TTTTTACTACCCTTAGTACGAACGCCGGGATATGCTGAGAAGACATTATCGCTAGTGTCACCTCTCATACATTTCTCAAATAAAATCCATTTTGGGTTTGGTGCAGGAACAGCCTCTTTAGTTTTCTTATCAATTATCGATTTACCTTTTTTATCAAAGATACCTTCGTGCGTAGTAAGTGTATCTGCTACACCGTTGTATTGTCGAACATTTGGTGCAATCAACTGATGAAAATCTGTGTCTGTGCTAATAATAACATGATTGTCATTGGGGTGCGCTTGAATGAAGCCTGCAATCAAATCATCAGCTTCTAGTCGCGGATGTTGTAATACTGTACAATTTGTTTTATCTTTAACAAAATCTTTGAATGCATCAAACGTTTCCCAGAACAATTTATCTTCTTCTTGCTCTTTAGCACTCATTGCATCACGAGTGTCTTGTCTATTACGTTTGTAGGGTGCATAAAAATCTTTACGCCACGAGCGACCTTCGAGGCAGAAGACAACATGCTTGCCTCCAAAGTCTTGCCAGGCCTTCTTAATACTGTTAAATGTAATGTGCAACGCCATACCAAGTTTGATATCGGCATCACCTCGAACTACATGCCTTGCACGAAAAAACGTGTTAGCAGTGTCGACTAAGATATAACTCATTTTACTTCGGCTTTACCGTCCGCTAATTTGTTAACATTAATAAATCCAGATCCACGTGATTGGTCCATACCTTCTTCGCCTAGCATATTTCTTGCTAGATCTCTAAACCAACGATCAACGATTTCTTCATCTGGATCACCGTCAAAACCGTATCCAGCTTGTTTCAATTGTAACACAAACAGTTCGTTCCAGTCAAGTTCAAAAAAGCCATTTCTTGGATTATCTGGATTGACCTTAGTATCTAGCACACTTACCCAAGGTTCACCTTTGGCATTAGCTCGATCCTTTGGAGTCATTTTAGCTATCTCAGCTTCTTTATTAGCTCGTTCTGCAGCCTCTAAGGCAACTTTGGCAGCAGTGGCAGCATCTTCTGCAATTTTTACAGCAGCCTCTGCTTCTGCTTGAGCTTTTAATTTGACATCCTCAATTAATTGAATGCCTGTAATTTTCTTCAAAAATTGTTTTATCATTACGTTCCCCACTCATTTTTAAACAACGGTACTTGCAATCTGTCACTATATCGTAAGCCGTTTTTCATAGCCAATATTGCTACATTTTTATTGTTCATTGCGTAGACACTTTCTACGCCACCCACTGGCATTAGATAAACATGTCCTTTAAACCCTGCCTTACGATATTCTTCAGTAGCACGTTGGGCATCTTCAAAATCTTGTTCAGTGGCAATGACAAACTTTAAGTATGCTGTACCACGTTTTTCATACTCGCATACTACTTCTGGAAGGATGGCTTCTTCCCACTTCTCGCCACTACACGGCAGTTTAGCACTTACTGAAAATGTAATTTCTCGTTCATCACTTCCAAATGCCCAGTCTGTTAAGTATTCTTTAAATTCTGAACTTAATGTTTGAGTACCATTTGTTTCAAATGTGATTTCCTTTAGTTCAGACATTTTAGGATGTGACAGTAACTCTGGATAAGCACGTTGCCAACCTAACAACGGTTCGCCGCCTGTGATAACCAAATGCTCATCTTGCCAATGCCCATGAGGCAGTATATCACAAATAGTATTGGCAATAGTATCAGTGTCGAGAAGAGGGCTAAGATGTTTGAAACGTGGATCCCAACTTGCATAGCTATCGCATCCAGTAGATACAAGTGGTAGAAGTTGATAAGATTTAAAACTTTCTGCATTTTCTGCAATAATGTTTCTTTCATTTGATTTCTCTCCCCTGCTCATTCCAAACCCATCACAGGTAAAATTGCATCCAAATGTACGTAAGAAGACAGAAGGTACACCCATGTACCTTCCTTCACCTTGTATACTGTAAAATAGTTCAGCTATTTTTAGTTTGCTCATTTTTTATCTTTCTAAATTCATCTACGTCTATTATAGCAGACTTTAGTGTTTCTGCATAGTTTTTTGACTGTTGTTGTGTCATACAAATTGTTGATTCGGTATCAATATAACCTTTAGTCAACAATGTCCAAATATGATACCAACGTGTCTTAGACCAAAAATTAGTTTTAGTTGTAGTGAATACGGTAACAGTAATGTCGTGATCGTCTGCTTCAACCCACATATTATGATCGTGTTCTTCACAGCCACAACTACAGGCAACACGATAGACTTTTGAGTTGCCCCAATCGTGTGTTTTCATTATGCCTTCTGCAGGAATTTCAGTCATCATCATTATTACAACTCTCTAAATATTCGTTTAATCTAACTGCGGCTTCGTCAAAATCTACAGCCCACACGGTAGCTTCTATTACGTTATCTTTAATTTTTAAATCAAATGGGATAGTGCCATTAAATGAAAAATTCTCAGGTAATTCAGTAGTAACAGTAAACTCCTTCAAATTTCTAGCTCGAAAGATTAAATTATTTGCTTGTTCTACAGAATTTTTCATGCTTCGGGTTCTCCTTCAAATACCTCACCGGTGTCTTCATTTTCCAAGCGTAATGGACCATGGAAATGATATTCGGTGTCGTCATTGCTCCAGCCTAGGGATTCCATACCGTCATAGAAGTCTTCGTCCCAGGCTGCTTCAATCGCCTTGCGATCTTCATCATTCATGTCATCTGGAAACTCCCAATCAGCCCAGCAACCATCATCTAGGCTTTCAAGTTCCCAGTCATAGTCGCCACCAATTTCGTAACCGTCGAGATTTTTTAAATCAACATCAGGCTGTTCGTCGCTTTCGCAATAGAATGTACCCCAGCGATAGCCCTCTTCGCGTACAACATTGACCCCGTCTTTGGTCCAGATAGACCTTTCAACAGCGGACTTTTTGTATTGGGGACTGAGTTTCCAAGTTGCCATATTATTCCTTTCTACCGCCAAACAACTGCAACAGATTCAAGAACAAGTTGATGAAATCCATGTACAATGTTAATGCACCACGTACTTCTGCACTATCACTAGTCTCTGCACTGAGTTCTTCACGAATCTTTTGTGTGTCGTAGGCAGTGAGTCCTAGGAAGATTATGATAGCCAGGGCACTGATAACCATCTGCATCACAGTTGAACCAATAAAGATGTTCACAATGCTGGCAATCACAATGGCAATCAAGCCCACAAACATAAACTTGCCAAGACTGTCAAGGCTCTGTTTAGTAAAGTAACCGTAGCCACTCATTACGCCAAACAAGATGGCGGCACCCATGAATGCACTAACAATAGATCCCATGGTGAATACAGCAAAGATCATTGAAAAGCTCAAACCCATTAAGGCCGCAAACCCATGTAGACACAACTGTGCCACAGATTTTGTGGGATTATTGGCCAACACATAACTCACACCAAATATGGCTGCTAATGGTGCAAAAATTATAATCCATTTCAACACGCCGGTGAAGAAAAATTGCAACAGTTCCGGAGTGGTACCAACCCAGTAACTGATCAGCATACTGACCAGCACAGCCACACTCATGTGTCCATACACACGACCCATAGCCGAATTAATTTCTTCTGCTGAACGATAGTTAATAACACCATTGTCATTGTAGTTTGCGCCAAACATAATATCTCCTTAATTATCAAGGTCCATTGAGTTCCACTCTTGGACTACTTCAATAACTTCTGCTTCTGTGCTACACATGATTTTAGCGTTCTTCCAATCATTTTCTTGATCACGTCCGCCAACTTCTACCATCCAACCGTTGTCGTAACGATTAAGTGTAATTGACTCGTTTACTTTTGTTAGTTTTCTTAGTTTTGCCATTTTGTTTTCCTTTAAGTTAATTCTACTACTCTATATTTGCTTGCAGGATATTGTTCCTGCAAGCACTCTAATAACCCTGGTTCCCAGGGCAATTTTATTTCGCCTGTTATGTTTGTAATGTAAATCATCTTGATGCAAATTCTTGTTGTAACTTAATATTATCCATGAACTCTTTCTTTACACTGTCATCTTCTTTGAATGCACCCCGCAACACAGTGGTCTGCGTCAATGAACTATGTGCCATGATACCTCGATTCTCACAGCATCCGTGAACTGCCTGAATATACACACCAACGTTCTCGCTGCCAGTTGCAGCCATAATTTCGTTAGTGATATCTATACATAGTTCTTCTTGCAAGGTTCCTCTGCGGGCACACCACTGTGCTATTCTGGTATATTTAGACAAGCCAATAAGTTTATTAGCGGCAATGATACCGATGTAGGCAACCCCAGATACAGGCTGGTGATGATGAGAACACATGGAACGTAACTCACTGCGAACCACAAGCATGCCTTCGTAACGGTCTGCAGAATCATTTGGAAATGCTGTGCAATCTGGTGCTGGTTCATATCTTCCTGCCATTATTTCGTTGTAGTACATTTTAGCAAGTCTACGTGCTGTGCCCTTGCTGTTAGGATCAGTTTCTCGATCAATTAGTAAAGTGTCCAATACTTTTTCAAATGCTTCTGTAGCCTCGTCAATTAGTGCAGATTTAATTGCAGGAGACATATATTCACTAATATTATCTCCTGCCCAGAATCGTCTGCCTTCTTGACGCATTTTACTGCGAATGACCTGCGATAGATTTTTACTTGTATCAACAACTTCTTCGTCGTTGCTTTCGTATGCTTTATTATACACCATATTATTATTCTCCGAGTTAATGACGTGGATGTCTATTATTTGTACTATTGTACATGATTATTTAGGTCGTTGTCAACCTTTAGTGAAAAATTATAATCTTTCACTTAGTAGTATACGACATAGGTCTGCATCTTTTTTATTTTTAAAATCAAAAAACATAGCATCGTGTTCTGGTCTTGAGTCATAACGATTGCCAGGCAATCCAAATACTTCTACTACCATAGCACAGGTTTCTTTCCACCAGAATCCATTCTGATTATCCCACACCACCGTAATAGTATTGTCAGACATCTTTAGAAGTTTTTGGAAAACAATGATCAACCCATCCAGTAATTGCAACAACCCACCCGTATACTGCTGGAGTGCCCCAATATAGATATATGTTGATAGCAGACAATATTACTACCAGTACTGCTATTGTGATTTTTAATGTACTCATTTTTTATAATTTCCCTTTTTAGGTATAACATGACGAACCCCGCCACGTGGATCTTCCATGTCTCCCTTGCGGCGAGGAATCATATGTACATGTGGATATTCTACAGTTTGCCCAGCAGCCTCGCCACAGTTTTGTCCGACATTGAATCCATCCCATTTTTCAGATTCTACTCCTATATACCCAAACTTATATGCAGCCTTACAACATTCTATAACATTCTCAAACTTTTCATAGGTCGGAACAAATAATAAATGTCCGTGAGTCACAGGGTATGCGTCTAAAAAGACCCAATAGTCCTTAGTTCTATATTCAATAGATTTCCAAGGAGCTCTTCCTTGACTAAGGGCTTTTTCTAAATCAGTCATTTTTAAATTTAATAAGGCGTTCTATAGAATGTCTATTAAACAATACTGCACCAGCAATCCAAGTCTCTATAGAGAATGGAATACTAACGCTGGGCCATAAAGTGTTGAAGGCCCAAATTCCCAAGACCGGAATTAAAATAAAATGTAGTATACTTAAAAATCGTTTAATCATTTCCACCACTCTTCATAAGGAAATACAATCCAAGAATCATCTTTGCTTTTGTCAATTTCTTTGCCAACAAAATCCATTTTAACATTACATTTACTAGCGGCATTATTAACCACTACAGCAAATTTAACATTGTTATTCCAAACAGATTTCCAAGAAGAATCATCAGGGAAACATCCACTAGCCCAATCTTCCATTAGCCAGTTAAGTGTGGCTCCTTGATCGTTGATGTCGTCAACAATTAGGATGTCTTTTCTAGCTCTTAACGATGATGCTGGAATACCACTTACTTCGAAATGTAATTGCTCGTCACGTTCTTCTTTGGGAGTATATCCATAGGCTTCTTCGGCCAGCCATAAATTACTAGTGCATTCTCCATCGTCACGTAAACTTATATCTAAAGAATACATTTTTACATCGAAGTAATGACTAATCATGACAGCGGGCATTAGACCGCCTCTAGTAATACCTACGACACAACTAGGCCGCCAGTTACTTTTTCTGATCTGTTTGCAGATGCTCTCAACTAGCCTAGTATATTCTGCATTAGAAATTTTAGCCTGTGATGTCTTGGAGACCGTTAACAAGCTCTTTAATTTCGCTGTCAGTGAGGAAAAAATTGTATATTGATTTGTCATTTATGTTGCCTTCCTTATTTTTGGTTTCTTGAATAAATTCTAAACTATTTAAATTATTTGGATTTAAACACTTCCAGCTTTTAATACGCAGTCTATATGCGTTATTTTCTGTTACTATAAACTCTTTCATGATTTTTCCTTAAACATTGCTTTGCGTCCGTCTGGACCTATTACCTGATCAAAAATTTCAGATGATCGTTGTAGCATGGCACAGGCCATCATTAACAATTCGTTTGTGTCGTCGCACATCATTAATTGTTGATCAACAGGCGCCATTAATTCTGACATTCGTTGTCCAACTTCTTTCATTGTAAAGTCCTGTCGTTGTCGTCCAACAATGACTTCATAATTTGAGTATATTCATCTACACTAAGACTATCATCGTTGAGAATGTCTGTGATATCGATTGTACGACTGCGAGATTCTAATTCTTCTGGAGTTAGTTCTGCAAACATAGTTGTTATTTCAGCAATCATCTCATCAAGTTCTTCTTGTGTGCCGTCAAAAGAGTCAAACGCACCGGGCGCAAACTCTACTTTAAGTTTCTTTTCTTCAGTCATTGTCTTCGCCTTTAATGGCGTCCCAAGTTCTATATTTTCCCAAAGCATGAATGTATGCATCGTACAATTCTTTTAGCTTTGGGTGCTTAGTCTCTAGTTTAACATCACGTTCTGGAATTTGCAAGACTTTTTCGATTGTGTTTAGCCGTTCTTCTAAGTCGACACCGTTAATAACCATTCGACCTTTAACTTCTAAGCTAGCAGGGTCTGGTTTGAAAGTTAATACACTGTCGTAGGGAGTAGTAGTTGTATTGATCCACGAGCCACTAGTACCGGTTGTAGTGTAAATTGATCCACCACTTCCTCCGTTTGCAATGGTATAAGTGCCAGAAGAAGAATCATATATAACTCCTGCACTACTGCCACCGGCCATTGATCCATTAAGTATGGTGTTGTCTATTGTGTAAGTATAGCTCATTGTGTATCCATTTATTTTTAACGAGGAATCCCCATTCTCGTTTATGTGGACCCGGTATAAACAAAGTCCAAGGTGTTACCCCTTCTTTTAATTCAATACGATGGTAACTTGTAGCACTACAAAATCTAAAGTGTCCAGGTCCTCGCCAGTGCCTTTCATATCCTGCCTTGCAGCCGTTCCATATCCGTGGCGTCCATTCATAATAGCCACCCTTTAATATCAGTGTAAAATACGGCCACGGGTGGTCGTGTACATCGCCGGGGTCGCCTTTATGGAACTTGTGTAAAAATATATTGAACGGAAAAGTCTTACGTTCTTTTAAAAATAAGTAGTAACGAGTCAACAATGGCTCGTTATGCTGCCTATCCATAATGATACGTTTGCGTTCACACCGTTCTAACAGTTTCAGTATCATTTTAGTCTTTCTAATAATCCAGTTGCTGAAAAGAAATATATATGTAATGCTTCTGCTTGTTTTTGAATTGCAAGTGTTCTTGTATGGTAATTAGCCATGTGTTCTGTAATCAAACGACACAAGTTTGGACGATACACTTCATATGCATCATAGTTTTCAGTCCACTGACTAGGATACTTAAATGTATCAAAAGCCATTTCACTGTAGCTAAGTCTATCCGGAACTAATGGTATAGCATCTACAATGGCACCTTCATACCAACTGATACCCAATGTTTCTTGTAAATTAGCACTGAACACCATTTTACTTTCACCTAGCAGTGTGTGATACTCATGCTTAGTAAGTTGTTGATCTTGGCAAACAACAAACTCATATTGCGGCAGATGTGTAGCCAAGTCTCTAAAGATCTCAACTTGTTTTTCTGGCGCAATACGGTGCGGAAACAAAATTAGATCTCGTTTCTTCAAGCCTTTATAAGGCGCAAGAGTATCCTGCATATATTCCATGGGCCAACCAGTCCTAACAATTTTGCCACTGTCGTAACGTTCTTGCCAATCTTCGTGCCACCATGGATTTTCGATAGTATACCCGTCGTTGAGTAATTTTTTCATGAATAGATGTACATGAAACTCTGTGGCAAAATAGTTATGATCGAACGCATGATAAAAACTTTTTTCAGCATGTCTAACCCAAGGTTTATTTCCAACTAGTCGTCCTAAAAAGTCTTGAGGATCATAACTGCCAGCATGCCATAGGCCATGTGTTGTTACTGGAATACCCAGTAGCTCACTCATGTACTTTAGATTTATAATGCCCGGATGCCAAGCATCAGTAAAAATAAAGTGGTCGCCAGGATGAACGGATCCATTACAAAATAAACGGCCCATTTGTTCAACTTGACTAGCCTTATAGATATTAGTGCCGCCAAAGTTGAGAAATGCCCCAGGAGTGGTAGCACTAGGAATGTCCGTAGGACCTGATATAATGTTGACATTGTGACCTTCCTTTTCTAAGAGGTTAGGCACATGAGTCTTCCACTGACCTGTGTACCTTGTTTCAACGGCTTCTAAATCAATAAGCCATATCTTTGCCATTGTTAAGTCCTAAACGGTTTCTTATCAAACTGACGTTTCTTTGCTGGATAGCGTCGACCATTGCGATCACTAAATGCACGCCAAATGTAGCTACGTCCATTATAAAGATCTGCCTCGTTAAACGGCATTAATTCAAAGCGACAAAAATCGTGAAACGCCTCCAAGTCCTCAAAGATCTTTACAATCTCTGGATGGTTGTCAAAGTAAGCGTAGCCTTTGTAACTTTTAATCATTATAGATTTCCTTAATATTAATATTTGATAAATGAACCATTTTCTCCGTCTTCGGAGACTTCAATCCAGACTTCACGGTCTGGATACTTTTGTGAAATCATGTCATATAGGTCGTCTGACATCATTTCGCAACTTTTATGATCAAGTGTTAGTATACTATCTTTGTATAGATTTTCCAACCAACGTTTGAATTGAATAAACTCAATATCACGATCATTATGTGTTACACCGATCCAAACACGGAAGTGAAAAATATGACGATGTTCATTTGCTAGAAATGATACATCATACTCGTCACCTGTTGCCAGTGCAGGATCTGTAGCGGCTGCTGGATAACGATGAATACCTTCTTTGCGAAAGGTAACCCAAATCATTTTGTTAGGTCGTTGGTCTTGTCTAATAATCATGTTGGTTCAAATAGTAAGTTAAAATATAAATCTGCTCTAGACATTTTTTTAGAAACTGTATTAGAACAAACACCCCAAGTTTTAATAATTTTATCTCTTAAAAAGGAATATGAATTTGCTTCAGACGGAATATTAAGTGGACATTCTCCGCTGTTACATGCAGAATATGGATAATCTAACTCTACTTTCTTAATGTGCAATTTATAATTCTCAATTATCTTAGATAACTCTAGTAGTATAACATCTTCTGATATTTTAAAAAGTTCAGTTTGCCCACTTATTTTATTAATGTGTGTACCAGAATACGCATAATAATCACGTTTAAAAGTCTCTTCAAGGAAGTCTATGTGTACTGGATCTCCTAGAAAAACATGATTGAGATAAAACTTTTCGGAACAATTTTTTTGTCGACTGCGTACTGCTGAATACGGAGTCATTGCTTTACCAAGTTTTTTCCAATCAGGATTTCCCGATAGATCATTGTGCAAATACAGTATAAAACTTTTACTCATTTTATTATTTCGTCATTTTTGTAGTCTGCCCACGAAGTGAACTTGTTACGTCTTTTCAAATCATGTAGACTATGTGTCCACACACCTGGGTTCGTTGCTTTGAAATCTTTGTCGTCGATTTTAAGCATGGTGTTATAATTCCATAATTTAATATAGGGAATTGGAACTCTTATCTGCGGGATAAAATTGTCACGATCGTTTAACCCGCCATCATTAAATTCTTCTACAGCACTTAATGGAATATCTAAACTACACAGATAATCTCTATCTAAAAAGTATGTAATCATATCTTCCCATGACTTCCATTCTTCTGGAGACTGGGGATCGAAACTGTGGTTGGCACCAAAGAAGATATGGCTTTCACCGTGCAACCGTACACCAATATGGTCAATTGTTTGCACACCAACTACGAATAATGTTTTCTTGCCAAATGCTGGTGTGTGTTCAACTTCGATGCCTTTAAAGAAGTCTACATTGGAAGTTTCGCCGTCTGCATAATCACGATTCATTTTTTTCTGCCTTTGATTGTTCGTATTGTTTAAAGAATCTAGTTACATCTTCCATTTGTACAGCAAATATATCAGGACTTGTTTGTGCTGTCTTACGCATATCGTATTCGTTAGGATAATGACGCAAATATGCTCTTGCTTGGTCTTTAATTGCTTTAGGAACTCGAGGAGTAATAAGAATCTCAGCTAAAAACTTTTGAGTCTGTACTACTGCTCGATATCTTTCGTCTGGTAATGTCATTCAAATAAATCTTCAAAAGTATTAGTTACAGGTTCTTCTTTTTTAACAACTTTAAGATCACTTAAATCTATAGTTGGTATACCAAACTCATCTGCCTTGGTATTTGGGTTGATAATTCTTTTACCAGTATTACCCCTAGTACCAATGATAGTATCCCAGTACCTACTATAGTGTTCAATGATTGCTTCTGCTGTATCTCTGTCATCTGTTGCAAAAATAGCTTCTACTATGTCTTTATAATACACTCTATCAAACTGTTCGTCAACTAACATTGAAGGTAATTTGCCCAAATCATATTGGCGATTGGCTTCTTGAACTGCATTTAAGTGCATCCAAACATTATGCCCCATCATGATAGCATAGCTAAAACTATCCCAACTGGTCTTACCTTCTTTGCCATTTTTGTTTACATCTCCTGGACCATAGATACAAATGTCCTTCATTTGAACTTGATCCATAACTGGACTAGATTCAAATCCTTCAAAAATACCATCTTGTACTACAGCATCTTTAAAGAGACGTGTGTCAGTGGCGTATTTTTTGTTGTCTGCACCGCCTTGCATCCTATAAACCCATTTAGTGCGGTCTTCTGTTTCTGTTTGGATATAGATCTGTCCGTTTGCTGTTGCCAGAAACGGTGAGGCGCAGTCAAAAGATATGGTAAAGTTTTCATTATGGTATTTCCTTACAGCACGTTGAATATCGGTTAAAAGAACTGCCCACTCTAATTTAGAGGTGCCCAAGAAGTGCATCCAGTCTTGCTGACCCTTTTCAAGGAGTCCGTCAAAACGTAATGCAACTAATCTACGTAGTACAAGATGGATATCACACATATTCTGTCCACCCATTGCCCATCCGTTAAATGCTTTATTTCCGTAGACATTAGGATCACAGAAATCTTTCATTTTCTGATACCAATCATCTGCTTGCCCGTGATGCTCACCTTGCAGTACATTTAAAAATTTACAAGCACCTGTGCGATGTTTGATGAAATATTCGTTGTTGTATTTTGTAGCCGCAACTGCTTGATCATAATCTCCAACACCGCTATTTTTAGCACCGACTGGACTACGACCAACCCACGCTGGAATATCAAGCACCATACCATAGTCCATAAGTGCGTCCATCCAAGTTAATACTTGTTCACGTTTTTTCTGCGAGGCATCTAACTGTGCTTGATAAAGTTTAGGATGATCAATCTTAGTCATCTTTGGATTACCATGCTTGTCTAATTTAGGATTGCCTGTGGCATCTAGTTGTGCAACAAGTTCAATACCTTTGGCTACAGCTTCAGCCATACGTTGTGCAACTACTGGGCCAGTTGGATCATTCCACTCGCCTTCCCATACACCTTTACCAATTTGGAATCCACCAGAATCACCTAACACCCAACTAGTTGTACGATCTCTGTTGCGAAACATGTCTTCAGTTTCATCTGGTTTAGTAAGATCTAAATTAGCATGTCCTGCTGAATATAAGCAGTGATGATAATAAAACATGCCTTTATCCGGATTAAGATAATTCAATCCTTCAACACCATTGGTAAAACTAGCAGGAAGACGTGCAGGATCCACATAGTTTCCATATCGTTGTTTACCTATGAACGTACTATAAAATCCTGACGTTGCTGGCAGAAAGTATGCGTAGTCACTTTGTGTTGCTGTTAGGTTTTTATTCATTTAGTTTCTAATTTGTTTAAGAGTTCAGTAGTATTAGTAGCCACCCACATAGTATTTGGCGGCGGAACAGCTCCGAATCCTTGCTGTTTACTAGGCCAGGTAGTACTTATCGGCTTTGGCGGATAGTAAGGACCTAGCGGCACATTTACAATATTAGTAGGAGGAAAATCCGATACCTTTGCGTATTTCTCATTCTCAATTCGGCTAAGTCTACTTAAGATATTTTTTTGATCTTCTATTAATCTACGCAAAGGACCTTGACGCATACCTGTTTCTGCATCTTCGGCACTAACAATGGCTGCAATCATTAGCAGATTTTTTAATGCACGTTGCACAGCAGGATTGTCTGATGACATTGCTGTATCAAACAAATCTACAAATGTTTCTAAATCAAAATCTGCTTGATCTTTTTCTCTACTTGGCATCGACGTCCCCATCTGTTCTACCCCATTTAATTTTTAACCAAATTCTTTCATGAATATAATAGTCTACACTCAACAATACATGTAATATAGTGGCAAAGCCTGTGGCACTGCCTAGATTACCTGTGAACAAGTAAGTCCAGAATATTGTAAATAACCACGCTGTCAAACGATAAGATACCATTCTTGCTATAGTACGTTGTTTTGTTTCCATGATTATTTGCTCATTGCTGGCAAGATATAGTCATATGTTGCCATGCCACTATCTACAGTGATCATCATGGCACCGGCATCACTTATCTTCATAGTCTTATTACCGCTAAGTGCAAGGATACTCATAACTTGACTAACCGGCCAAGTCCATTTATGTTTTAGTTTAGCACTAATATTAGATTGAAAAACAAAACTACCTGCGTGTGTGCTAGCATCACCAAAACTAAAGATTAAGTTATCTTTTTCTGTGCTAACTTGAAAAGTAGGCTGGTCATTGTGAGCTTGAGATTGATACTTTAATCTCATAATAGAAGTTACACTTGGCTCAAACTCAGCATCCCATGTGGTACCTTTAAACTTAACTGATTTAAGTTTTTCATTAATAATTTCTGTGTTCATAAAACGATAGTCATTTTGAAAGTCACATGTTTGATTTTCAAAATGTAAACCTGTTGGAACTACTTCTCCGTTTCTTGTTGCTTCAACTACTTCGATCTTAGCGTTCTCTTTATATTCTTCACAGCTAAGGAAGAATTTAAGTTTGTCTAAGTTTGGCATACCAAAAACGCCATCGAACTCGCTAACTGGGGTTGCTGTTTTAGCAGATACAATAACTGACCTATCTTCGGCCATTGCTTCAACTAGTGTGTCACCGTTAGTACCAGTAATCTTTACCAATGAAATAATTCCTAATTGGTATGTGTGTGCTACGATGTCTTGTAAAATATCTTTCATAAATGTCTCCTTGTGCTATTATATTTAGAAAATTACGTTTTGTCAATGATTTTTCTTACCATATTATTGTATTCTATGGCAGTTTCAATAATGCTTTGTTCTGCATTAATTGATTTTGCCCACAGTGTGTAGGCAAGTGTATCTTTGGGGAAACAATGGCCACCCCATCCTCTTTCTCCGTCTGGTCCTGGAACCATCGAGTGATCCGAACCAATACGTTGATCATGTGATACTACATGTCGAACAATGTCAAAATCGGTACCACTTGATTGGCAAACATCATACAACTGATTAAAGAATGATGTTTTTAATGCTAGAAAACTATTTGTAGCATATTTGATAATAGATGCTTCTTTCATCGAGCATTTAAATGCTATTTTGCAATTAGATAATGTTTCGGTAAAAAGCTCTTGCCAAAAATATTCAGGATCGTCGCCGCCTATGATAACATATTTTTGATTGGCAAAATCTTCTACACTTGTTCTAGCTCTTAAAAATTCTGGGCTTATTACTATACTGTGTTGAGTATATCTTTCTTCTAGAATTTCTACAATATCCGGACTAACAGTGCTTTTAACCATTATAGGAATATGTACGGGTGTTTGATCTATTACATCTAACACGTTCATGCCGTTGCAAGTGCCTGTATCTGTAGAAGGTGTACCAACACAAATAATAACACCGTCTGCATCACCGTAATGATTTTTAATTTCGTCGTCTGTGTAGGCAGGATCAACGATAACTAGCTCGTGTTGATCTTTAAAAGCATTGTGTACTGCTTTACCCACATATCCATATCCTGCAATTATTATCTTCATATTACCACCTTAATTCAAACCACATATAATCTTTATTATTTTTAAAATAAAATTGATTATTTCTAAAAAACCAACGATTACCTGGAGGACCAAATGTGTCAACGCACCATTCGTAGGCAATGACAATGCCTTGTTTATTGCCTCCTACTTCTAGTACAGAGTAATCGTGATCTAATTCTACATTTAACGGCAGCATATTAAAACTCAAATAGACTATTGAATGTGTTCTTTTCTTCTGTACTACGTATATCCCATTCTAGTACACCAATTAAGTTATCTAATTTGTTATCAATAATAGTTTGTTCCATTTCTGCATCGTTAAATGGTAAATCTTTAAACCACTGGGGCAAACGTAGTTCGTCTACAGGGTAAGCAACACTGGTAAAGCCCATGGGATTGTCTTTGATTTTACAAACAATGACCTTAGCACCGTCGGTAATACCCATACTGTACTTGTCGCCCATCATGCGTTTGAGTGTATTCCAGTTAATGCTGGCACGTACATGCCCGGGCATATTGGCCTTACCTGCTTTGGCCTCTTTGGCCTGATACTCAGTAATATTATTGGCACGTTTAGGGCTACCTTTTTCCCAACCTGGCCGCGCTTTAAAACGTCCTCGAAATTCAGTAATGTGATCTAATACATCTTTTTCTGTGGCGCCAGTTAAAACTTTCTCCAATACATCACTTAAAAAGTCTTGAATAAATTCTGGAGTATCGGATCTTTTTAAATCTAAACCCATGGCCTTGATCTTACCTGGCTTGCCATCTACATCACTACGTTTGCCTTCTTTATCATAATATAATACAGCATAACGTTTCTTAGTAATGAATAGACCTTTACTTGCAACAATTTCACGTCCTGCTTTGATAACTTCACCGCGTGTCTTTGGACAATGAAACGCATCAAGCATGAATTGTGAGAAAGTATTGTTTACTTCTTCTCCAATTTGATCGTATAGCTGAACTACAGTTTCTTTAGTCCAAGGAATAGTGCCACTATCAATTTCTTTCTTTAAGGTCTTATATGCTGAGAAATAACAAGAATCTGTGTCACCGTATATGATTGCCTTGCCGATGTGGTTAAACTCTCCAGTGATGATCTCATTGACTTTTCCGGCCATATGTTTGGCCACCTGTCTCCCAGTAAGAGTGGTAGATTGCCCGATACGCTTATCAAAAAAGCGACAGCCAGGATTAAGAATCGCACCGTAAAGAGAGTTGAGATTAATCTTCTTAACTAGCTGTCGTTTATCCCAATATTCCTCTTCAATGTTATTGCCTGCATCTTTGCTCTCCTTTAATTTGGCCTGCATCTCTTTACGTTCTGAATACCAGCGTTTTAATAGTCCGGGAATAATTCCTTCTCTTTCCCATGTAAAGATAGTACCATTGGCACTCAACATCCAAGGTTGGTTACTATCATAGATTAATTTGTATATCTCTGCGGCACTGAGAGTATCATTTTCTCCTGATTCCCAGTCAATGGTAATATCAAAGCCACGATCCTGTTTCATTACTGCTTCATATTCTAATGAGCCAAATAAACCTTCCCACGCGGCAGCAAACGTTTTCTTTTTAAGAGTAGTTTGTTCTGTTATGTAATCATCTGTGTATGTAGAACGCAGTTGTCCTATGATAGTCTCCGGCCCCATATTAAGCGCACGAATGGCACTGGGATAAAGACTGTTAATGTCTAAAGATCCAATCCAATCTTGTAAGCCTTCTTTGGGATAGGCAACATAGGCCCCGGCTGCTCCTTCGTTGCTTTCACGCTCGTCCATTTTAGTACGATTAGGAACTTGGAACCCTCTACGATGTGCCTCATTAATAATGGCCTGTTCTGTAACAGCCACAGCACCCATAGTTGTTTGTAATAGCACAGTGTTCTCGTGTGCCAATTTGTTGGCAAGATCTAAAAATTTTAATTTCTTGTCAAGGTCGTCTAACAGTTTACAGTCATTGATATTATATTCAACAAATGTCTTAAAGTCTTGATTGTACAGTTGATCAAGTGTGCCTTCGTATTGTGTTTTACGTTTGCCCAACTCATATTCTGCAATGGCATCAAGCCTATAACTGTGTCGTTCTTCATAGGTATACTTGCGATATAGTTCAAGATAATCTAAGTGTACACGCCCTATCATATCGTAGGTTATGGCCTGTTTTCCATATTTTTCATATTCACGTTTGCGTGGATATTGATTGAACAAGCAAAGTCTACGAGTATCGTCTTTGCTGAGTACTTTGATAATACGATTAGTAGTATATGGAATATCAAAACCTTCGCTATTCCAACCACTGATAACATCTGCATCTTGTATTAGATTTAAGAATGTGTCTAACAAGTCACCTTCGTTGTCAAAGATGTGTGTATTAGGAAAATCTTTAACAAGTTCTTTGGCAGTATCAATACTCATACCTTTTGGAGGTATGGCTAAACATACCATAGTTTCTAACCATTGTAGGTAGACAGCGATGGCAGTAATTGGCATGAATGCATCGTCTGGACTTGCATAGCCACGTTCTGGATCAAAGTCTACCTCAATATCGAAAAAGGCAGTGTTTAGTTTTGGTGCGTCTTGATTTAAGTAGTGCTCACTTAGGCAAACAAATATTGGATTGATATCTGCCTCATACATCTTTTTATTAGAGTGTATGGCCATTTCTTTTCGGAAGTCTTTTGAATTACGGCAAACAATCCTTGATAAAGGTGTGCCATAAATTGATTGAAATTTACCACGGGCGTCTTCGTAGTAAAATGTATATCTAACTGGTATATCTCTAAATTCTCTCTTACCTTGGGCCGACCGTTCGACAATCTTAATGATGTCGTTTTCACGATCGAACCATGCGTCGACATAGCTCATATTTTTCCTTATGTGATTTCTGGCTCACAAATACCTGTTGTGCGGTTTATGGCCCTGCTTACCCTACGTTTGTTATATATTTATATATGCTCTTTGCATACTCTTCATGACTTTTTATTCCAGGATGAGCACCGTCGTGGCCTCGATCTAAAAGTGTAAACCCTACACCGGTAAAGTTATTAATGGATAAATTTATTGGTAAATCATTAATATCTATATCATATGCACAGGGATTGTGATATGTTTTTATACCCAGTGTTTTTAAATATTGATTAGCGTGATGAATATGTAACCAGTTTCTAATGTTAATGTCATGATCAGTGTGTGTTAACAACCAATGTTTAGATAAATTTTCGTCATCGCTGTGTACACGTTTAACTTCAAGTTCTTGATCAAAAATTATATCTCTAATAAAGTGACTCCATCCAATACATACTATATCACCTGATTCAAATTTAGTGTTGAGTATTTTCCAGAGAATTTCTAAATTACCAGAGCCATTAACTGCATTATTGACACATTGGTATCCTAACATGTTTGCTAATATATTGGGCCACGCATATATACTAGGAACTGATGGCACCGATGGCAACTGATAATTGTCGTCGAGAAAATGCCCAACAGTATAAGAACAACCGAAAGTTACAAGTCTAGTCATTTATTCTGGTAGTCGTTTAGTTACGCCTAAAATCATTTCAATTTCATTCCACTCATCTTCGTGGTCTTTCCAATTATCTTTGTGTGCAATAGTAATTGCTTTGTTAATAATACTGGGTTTAATATCTAATTCTTCTGCTACTGCTTTGACTGTTTCTTTAAGACCTTCTCTAAGATCTTCAATTTCACGTAATACAGTGGAACCTTCTGTAATTAATCTTTCTAATTTTGCCTTTTCTTCTGGGCCGTACATTCTTGATGACATAGTGTCTCCTAACTTATTCACCTATTATATAACTTATCTTTTAATTTGTCAACCTTCTACACAACCAACTAGGTGTAATCTTTTTTCGTCTGAGAAATTTACAAAACTATGCATGTTTCTAGTATTAACCCAATGTACTTTATCTGGTTCTAGATATTGGAAACCTGATTTGCTAAAATAAAACAGTGCCTGCGGATTGGTAACAATGGGAATATGTATTCTTGGACTAGAATCCTTATGCAATGAGTAACATGATTTTTCATTAATCCATAAAAATCTAGTTCTGTACATTTTATGTTTTTTAATAAGTTCTGCCCAAACTGTATTTTCTATTAATGGATTAAGATAGTTATAAGAAGTTATACTAGTCGTTGGGTCAACACTACCACATCCATCAAGTCCCAAAGGTTGATCGGGTCTAGTTTGTATGCAAGTTTGGCGACCCTGTTGTCCTGTTATATACCAATCAATGTGATGTTCTATTTTACTGTATTCTTCATAGAGTAAATTTGAGTCAATGGTGTCTAAAATTTCAATCATAGTGTATTTAAGTATTACATTTTGGTTAACCAAAAGAATTGACGATCTACACTTTTGAGGCTATAATTGTAGCATATTAACACACAGAGGCAGATATGAAAAAAACGTTTCTTACACTTTTTTTGATTGCACACTTAGGCTCGGCATCAGCAGATTGGGATGATCCTTTGGCATCGTTTTCAACAAGTGACGTTCAAAAAGCACCAATGAGCATTACTTGGTTACCGGTGGACAATGTGCAAAAGGTCTGCGATGCAGAAAGTCGCAGGCGCGGCGGTCAAGGCTTTGGTTTTTCAATACAGGCTTGTTCATTTTGGGAAGGTAACAGTTGTACCATTGTTACTAGCCGTCGTCCAAATATGCATACACTAGGACATGAGATGCGACATTGCTATCAAGGTAATTGGCACTAATAAAAAAGCACCCCTGGGGTGCTTTTTTTATAGACCGGATAATTGTCGTATTCTATCTATACTTTCAGGCATAGCACTGCCTAGGCTACCACTATTGTCCACTGCTGTTGGCTTGCTAGGTTGAGCGCCTGCTCCTGGGACTGGTCCCGAATAATTATCTGCAGATAATTTTTTATTTTGTGGAGTTCCAATCCAATCTCCCTTTTCAAAATTAGGAGCCCATGTGCCATTGTTTCCAATACCGGTAAATTTATAGCGTGTACCTTTAACCCAATATTCTGGATTTACTCTTGGATCAATCTTAGCTAATTCTGGGGGAGTGCCGGTCCTACTCATAGTGTTTGGCTCTCCGGGTGTTGGTCGCGCAGCGATACCTGGTGGTTTTTCTGTTGGTTTAACTTTATTGCCCACTGGCTTAAATCCTGCTGGAGGTGTTGCACCGGCTGCTATCAAAGCTGCCATAGTTTTTTGACCAATCTTTTTATCTACTACTAACGGAGGATGTGCTGCCTGGAATGCGGCAATTTCATCTGGAGTTGTTGGCCATGCAACTGTTGGTTTATTATCTGTTGGTTTATTATCTGTTGGTGTGTCTGCAGATTTTTCAAGTTCGGCGGCCCTTGCTGTAACTACTGCATCTACTTCTGAGTGTAGTTTAGATACTTCTGCATCATCGGCTAGTTCAGCTCTTAATCTTTGTAACTCTACAAATTCATCATCTGATAGTGCTTCGCCGAGGATTCGAGATTCAATTAATCTCAATTTTTCTAGTAGCGGGTCTTTATAAAAGTTCATTATTATTCCTTAATTATTTTTTGTTAACGGCCAAATCATAGGCTGCTTGAACCTCTGGACTTAATTTATTACCCATGTCTAACATCATTTTTGCAGCGCCCGCTTGGACAGGATTTAATGGTTTTCCAGGAACAACCGGAATACCGGCAACTAGGGTGGTACTACTTGATTTTGTGTTTGAAACAGGTGTTGTACTTTTAGCATCAATGGCATTGTCTACCTTTCTAACTGATGCTTGACTAGGTGTACCGCCTTTAGCCTTGGCCAATAATTCTGCGTATTTCTTGCGTTTAGCATCCATATCACCACCTTGACCTGGTATGACAGGTTTGTTAGGAGCTGGTTTATTATCGCCAGGGGTAAATTGATTAGTACCAAACCCAATGTCTATATCTCCAAGCGGTTTATTATCGTCAGGTGTCATTTTTCCAGGACCAAACCCAATGTCTAAATTTTGAAGATCAGCATCCGCCTTGGCATCAAATGCATCCTTAGTGCCAAACTCGGAACCTGCTGCCGTAACCTGACCAGGTTGTGCTGCCTGTGATGGAGGTTTGTTTCCAGCAGCCGCCTGACTGGCAGTGCGAATATCTTTATCGTATGCATCACTATCTTTACCAGTTACTTTATTTGCCAACTTACCAAGTGGGCTAGTGGTAGTAGCATTATTTGGAATTAGACCCATACCGCTTAATGTTTTGTCATCACCGCTGCTGGCAGTGGCAGCAATATCATATCGTCCACCTCGATTGCTTGCGGGCATACTTTGTTTACGCACAAAATTGCCACTAACCGGGTCATAGAGACCGGGTAGTTTTTCTTTCCATGCAATATCGTTTAGTGCGGCTGCACGTTTTTGTTCGTCTTTTTCTTGCCCAACAGCAGCCATGATAGCATCAAGGCTAATAGCCTCCACAACTGGAGTATATCCAAAACTTTCAACTAGATCTTTATAAATTGTAGACATTTAATAACCCTTAAAATTCTTGCTCACTCAGCGGTCCATGTAGCGAATCACTTTCCACGGGCAGCAGCCGCCCCACACTTAATAACCATAAGGTCCTAAGGTAGTGTGTCCTTTACTTTAATGTTGCTCTAATCATCCAGGCATGTTTCTTATGTGCATCTTGACGTTCGGCTAGAAAATTACTTAGGCCATGTGCTCCTGCATTTTCAGCTAGTTCGTAGGCCTGCCCAATGATTTCTAACACTGTTTGATTATCTTGATATAAAATTTCTAGCATTGTTCTAGCATCAACTACTTCTCGTTGATCTTCAATGCCGGATAGTTCCATTAATCTTCCTAGGCCTGCTGGAGCATATGAACCTAGGGCACGAATTTCTTCTGCAAATTTATCTATAACACCATATACTTCACGGTATATTGTTTCAAAGAAAGCATGATACTGAGGAAAGTTTTCACCTTCAACGTTCCAATGAAATCCGTGTGTTTTAAGATAGAACGCAAATGTATTTGCATGTGCCATCTTTATGGCTTTAATCAGTTGCTCATCCATTATTTTCTAAGCCTTAGATTGTTCATCCACGACGGATCTTCATTGCCTTCCGCTACTTTAGGTTTTATTTCTTTACTACCCGGAACTTCGTGATCACCAACCTTAGCCTTCTTATATACTTTTTCACCTGTACTTGGACTAATGTAATATTCGCCTTTCTTGTCCTTGCCAATGCTTCTTACTTTATATTTGGCACTACTGTCGCTCTCTGCTACATCTTGCTTGGGCAAGTCACTTAGTTGATCAGGGATATAGTCCTCATCGTAACTTAGATGATATCGAATCTCTCTTGAACTCATCCCATTTTTCTTCATGTATTGAGCCATTAAGCCAATAAGTTCATTTTCTTTTTCTGGACTGTATGTAATGCCATCCTGCGCCATTTGTTGGCCAATGCTTAATCTACGCGAGCTTTCTACTGAACTTTGATCTTTTTCTGGCTGTCTAATTGGTTCAGGCTTCTTGCCTATTGGAAAATTCTTTTCGGCATACCGTTGACTAAATTCACGCTTTTCTTTTTCGCGTTGTAGAGCACGGTGCATACGCACACCTGCACTACTAGACTCAGTGTCCATCATCTTAATCATGTCACCAACTTTAATAGCCGGAGGTTGTTCTTGACCAGCAGCTTGACTAACTTGATTCTTGTCAACCATGACTTGGCCACCTTCGCCTGGTTTGGCCATGGCCTGTGGAACTGTAGTTGAAATACCTGTTTGATCATCTGTATAAGTAATTGTTTTCTTAGCTGGATCAATTGCAGATACTTTAGCATCTTCACGCATACGCTGTGCAATTCGTCTAGCCTGTTCTTTAATCTTTGCTCGACGCTCTGTTAGAGCTTGCGACGATTCATTTTGAACGCTTTCAAAATACTTTTTAATTAGACCATTGCCTTTTTTAACTTGTGGTTGTTTAGAGTATTCTTGACCAGTCATTTGTTCGGCAACTATCTGACGATCAGTTTGAGGATTCTTTCCTTTAGAAACTAGGCTAATAAATTTTTGCATGTCATTGGAACCTTCTACAGGCTTTGTAGAAGCTCCGTCGAATGCCTGTAGAATTTTTTTCATGTCCATTGCAGATTAACCTTTGTGTCCTTCGTATGCCATACTGCCACATTCTTTTAGACCGTGTACTGGACATGATTTACCTTTGGCGCTGTGATTGCATTTTGCAGTAGCTTCTTTGACTTTGGCAAATGGATTCTTCTTTTTGTCAGCAACAGCCTTTTTCATTGGCTCTTTCTTATCGCCATCTTTGTCCATGTCTAGGAAGTCTGGCTTAGATGCTTCTTTAACTTTTTGTGCAGGCTTTTTACCTGTTTGTGCAACACCCATTTTGCGTTGTAGATCTTTACGTTGATCTTCGTCGCTACCACCAGTAACAGCTTTTCCTACTTTTTTGGCAGCAGACTTAACAGTGTCCATCACGCCTTCGTCAGTTTGTTTGGCTTTCTTTTTAGCTTTCTTAACATCGCTGTCATCGCCACCATCTGTGAATGTGCTAGACTTGCGTGTATACTGTGTACCTTTTCCAGTGTCTTTCTTGTCAAACTTACCTGTGCCCTTAGACTTCTCACGTTCTTCATGATCTTTCTTAGCATCGTCAACTGTTGGAAAACCTTCTTTAACTTTCTTAGCATCCTTGGCCGCTTTCTTCATTGGCTCTTCTTCATCACCGTCGTCATCAAGATCTGCAAAATCTGGTTTAGCAGCTTCGTCAACCTTGCCATTTTTCTTTTTAAGTTTCTTGGCCTGAGCAGCAGTCAACTTTTTCATAGTTGCTTTAGCTTCAGTTAACATGTTTGTAAGCGCACGTTGCTGGCTTTCACTCATACTAGAATACATATCAGATTGTTCTAATTTTTCACCGTATTCGCTAAACTTCATTTCGTATTCCATATAGTGGTATACTGATGCAATATAGTCAGCTGATTTAGTGATCTTAGCCTGCACCCAGCCTTCTAATTCCATATCTTCGTGAATCATTTTGAACAGCTTAAAGGAATACTGTGCTAGTTTAAATAGGTCAGCGCGAGCCATCTTAGCTTCGTGGTCGTCTGGATGAGGTTGTAAATCCATTATAAATCTCCGTTATTGTATATTTATCGTTTGATAGGTGCGCCGAATAAGTTCGAGCCTTTCATATCTAGGCCGTTTTTAGCAGTACCATCGCTGTTTTTAGGTTGTACAACCTTGGGTTGTGGTGGTGCTTTTGTGCCGCTATGACCAGGTGTGCCAGTGTAGCTCTTCTTACCTCTTGCTTTACCTGGACTTAGTTGTGGAGCATCTACAGTGCCAATACTTGCACTACTGGTAGCACCTGCTGTGGCACTTTCACCTAGTGAACGTTCCATTCTTTGAATTGCCTGATGTAGGTTTTCTGCTTCACGATCATCGTCGCTCATTCTATCTGCATACTGATAGCTAGTTCCACCTAGTTGTTTAAAACGCTCTTTCATTTTATCTAGACGTGCCTGCATTTTTACTGTATCAACTGGTTCAGGGACGTTCTGACTAGCCATGGCCTGTCTTTGTTTTTCTGATCGAACATCTGCACGAGCTAGGCCTTTTTCTCTCCTTGCAATGTTCTTTTCAGCACGAGATACTTTTTCAGGATCATCCCTACCATAAAACTGATCAATTTGATTCATAGCCTTGTTCATAGTGGCTTTTTTACGATAGTTGCCTAGACTGATTTC